TTGCTAAAGACGGCAAACTAATACGAAAATTCCACAAAGGTTGTGGTAAGGTGATGTCAAACAGAAGGAAGAAAACTAGATACTCATAAAAATTAATGGCAGAAGATCTCAATTTAGCCGAATGGCTATTAAAAAAAATTAGACAAAGACAAGAAGATATACTTGAAACATTAGGCGCAGGTAATATAAAATCCGTTGAAGATTACAGATTTCACATTGGTGAGTTAACAGCACTTCGCACCATGGAATCTGAAATAAGAGAAGTGCTGCAAGAAGAGGATTAACGATGACCGAACTAGCAGTTCCAAACCACATCGCAGAAGAAAGAAAAAAAGCAAGAGAAGAAGCAGCAAGATCAGATGTAGATAAAGCTTATGTCAAAACTGAAGACAGAGTTTTAGATCCTACATTGTTAGATAAATCATTACTTGAAAGAATGCCTGATCCCACTGGCTGGCGTATATTGGTTTTACCTTACAAAGGTAAAGGCATAACCGAAGGTGGCATACACTTAACCACATCTACTTTAGATCGAGAATCTTTAGCTACAGTAGTTGCCTATGTTTTAAAAGTAGGTCCTACCGCTTATAAAGATAAAGATAAATTTGAAAGTCAGACTTGGTGCAGAGAAAAAGATTGGGTATTGATTGGCAGATATGCGGGAGCTCGCTTTCGTTTGGAAGACAATCACGAGGTAAGAATTATTAATGATGACGAGGTAATCGGCACCATTAGTGATCCAGATGATATTAAAACTTTATAGGTGATTTATGGCTGAACAAGAATATTCTTTACCAGATATTTCAGAAGAACAAGTAGAGAAAGCTGCTTTACCAGTTGGTAAAAGAGCTGATCAAGAAGCTTCTGATGAAACTAAGTACATCGATCTTGAAGAAAACAAAGATGAACTTAAATCCATTGAAGAAGATACTATTCAAGAAAACTTTGAAACCAGTGAAAAGGTAGTAGAAGAAAATAAAGACAAAAGCGAAGTTGAAAAGAAAGCTGCTTACGCACAAAACAGAATTAACAAAGCTGTTGCTCAAGCAAAAGATTTTCAAAGACGCGAACTTATGGCTGTGCAATATGCTAAACAGCTAGAAGAAGAAAATCAAAAACTAAAAGCGACTAAACAATCTTTTGAAAAAAATATGTTTGATAGTCGTAAGAGCGAAACTGATTCAACTATTGAATTAGCTAAACAAGCTCACAAACAGGCTGTTGAAGCAAACGATGCTGAAGCCATAGCAAGAGCTACTGAATTATTGAGCACTGCTATTGCTGAAAAAAAATACATTGAAGCGTCTGAGCAAAGAAGCCAGTTTGAATCAGATTACAATCAAGCAGTAACTCAAGAAGTTGAGAGCCCACTTCAAGAACCACAAGAGGTTCAAGAATATGCAGAGCCTTCTCCGAAGGCACAAGAATGGGCAGCTAAGAACCCTTGGTTCAATCAAGATCGAGTAGCCACTACTGTGGCCTTAACTATTCATGAGCAATTAGCTGCTGAAGGTTTTGATTTAAACTCAGATGAGTATTACAATGAATTAGATAACAGACTTAGGTCGGAAATACCTAATAAGTTTGATAACAACGTGGAAGCTACAAAACCCGTCCAAACCGTTGCTTCACCATCACGCACTACATCGACTGGACGCAAACCAAGTAATCGAGTGGAGCTTTCTCCAAGCGAGCAAAGACTAGCGAAACGTTTAGGCGTTTCATTTAAAGATTACGCAATACAAAAAGCGAGGTTACAAAAATCGTGAATAAAGAAACTAAAACTGAAAAAAGGGCACCTAGAGCTCAAGAGACTAGGGAAACAAAAAAAGCCAAGACTCCTTGGAAGCCACCTTCCATGTTAGAGGTTCCTAATGATCCTCCAGCTGGTACGGTTTACCGATGGATAAGGGCCGAAACGTTAGGTCAAGAAGACCGAACTAATGTTTCCAAAAGGTTTCGTGAAGGCTGGGAGCCAGTGAAACCAGAAGAAGTTCCTGGTTACGATTATCCAACCGTCGATGATGGTCGTCATGCGGGCGTCATTGGAGTGGGTGGTTTGATACTCTGCAAAATAGACGAAGATATCGTCGAACAAAGATCTGAGTACTTTAAACAAACCACACAAAATCAAATGACGGCTGTGGACAATGACCTTATGCGTGAAGAAAACCCTGCTATGCCTATCTCTAGGGAAAGGAAAAGCAAGGTTACATTTGGTGGAGGGGGTAAATAACTTCCTCTGATTTATTAATTGTTTGGAATTTAAAGTCGAATAAACATGGCAAACGAAACTACTAAAATGGGATTAATCCCTGTTAGAAAGGTCGGTGGACAATCATGGACTGGCGGCCAACAAAGATACAGAATTGCAAGTGGCGCAACTACTGCTATTTTCCAAGGTGATTTGGTAACTCAACTTACTGCGGGAACTATTGGCAGGCATGCTGCCTCTGGCACTGTACCTATTCTTGGCGTCTTCAATGGCTGTTCATACACTGACCCTACTAGTGGTGAAACAGTATTTAGTAACAGTTATCCTGGTAGCATTGCTGCTAGTGATATTGTTGCTAATGTTATCGATGACCCAATGGTTCAATTTTCTATTCAATCAGACGAGGCTTTCCCCGTAACTGATTTGTTTGGTAACTTTGATATCGTTGATTCATCTCCTGTCGGCGACACAAAAACTGGAACTTCTAATATGCAATTAGATACTTCAACTGGTGCTACTACAGCAACTTTACCTTTGAAGGCTATTGACATTTCACAAGATCCAGAAAATTCCGACGTAGCTAGCGCAGGCACAAATGTAATCGTGGTTATTCAAAACCACGTCATGGGTGCTAAAAGCGCTGGATTAGCGTAGAGGTTTAATAATGGCAATTTCTAGAGCACAATTAGCGAAAGAATTAGAACCAGGATTAAACGCCCTTTTCGGTTTAGAGTACAACAGGTACGAAAACGAGCACGCTGAAATCTTTGATACTGAAACTTCTGACAGAGCGTTTGAAGAAGAAGTATTACTAGTAGGTTTCGGAAATGCTCCAACTAAAGCTGAAGGGCAAGGCGTAAATTTTGACACAGCAATGGAGTCATACACTGCTAGATACTCTCACGAAACAATTGCATTAGCATTTGCTTTGACTGAAGAAGCTATCGAAGATAATTTGTATGACAAACTTGGTGCCAGATATACTAAAGCATTAGCTAGAAGTATGGCTCACACTAAGCAAGTTAAAGCTGCTGCTGTTTTAAATAACGCTTTCGATAGTAGCTTTACTGGTGGTGATGGTAAGGAGCTTTGTGCTACTGATCACCCATTAGCGAGCGGCGGAACTTTTGCAAACGAACCTAGCACTGATGCTGATTTGAACGAAACTTCATTAGAAGCGGCGTTGATCGATATTGCTAACTTTAAAGATGACCGAGACATGATCTTGGCTCTTCAAGGTATGAAATTAATCGTTCCTACAAATCTACAGTTCGTTGCTGATAGACTGTTACAAACACCTGGTAGAGTAAGTACTGCTGATAACGATATTAATGCTATTAGAAACATGGGAATGTTACCTGATGGCTATGTTGTAAATCACTTCTTAACAGATACAGACGCGTTCTTCATCAAAACTGATGTCCCAGATGGGTTCAAACATTTTGAAAGAACTCCTTTGTCAACTGCAATGGAAGGTGATTTTGATACTGGTAATATGCGTTTCAAGGCTAGAGAAAGATATTCATTTGGTTTCTCTAACCCAAGAGCAGTTTACGGATCTAAAGGAGCTTAATCTTAGTACTGATTTTTAAGAAGTAAATCCCACTTTTTAACTCAAGGGATAAAAGAAAGGCATCGACGGATGCCTTTTTTTTTGGCAGAAAAATTGTTATCCTATGGCAACTAGGATTAATTATCCGTTACTGACTGACCTAGCAGACTCGCCAAGACAGTAACACTACGGAGGTAAAAATGGCAAACACAACTTTTAACGGTCCAGTTAGATCTGAGAATGGTTTTAAAACTATTATCAAAGATGGCACAACTGGTGGATTAACTAATGAAATGACCCTTTCAACTTACAGCACTTCTATTACTATTGCTGCTTCTGGAACTGACCACAAAGAAAGTTCTATTGGAATACCATCAAACTTTATTCCAATGGGTGTAGCAATCACTGTAACTAGTGCCGCAGCTAACGCAGTAAATTTAGTAGATATTGGTACTGATGCAGATACTGATGGTTTCGTAGATGGAATCTCAGTAGCCATTAACTCAACTGGTTTCAAAGGATTCTTCCCTTGCAACGGAGTTTTAGGTATGTCTGGTGGTACTACAACTGCTGCTACTGAAACAGCTGATGAAGTAGAAGTAGTTATTTCTGGAACAGCAGGAGCTGGTGGAGTAATCGCATTAAAATTCTTTGGAATCGCGTCTGACTCACCAACTGCATAATAGGAGCTAACTATGGCAAGTTCTGATGTTGTAACAGCTTCTGTAACTTCAACTGGTGACATGACCACTAATCGTTCAAGACTTCGTGGTTTTGTAGTTTCAGGTGGATCTTCAGATGGCACAGTTACTTTCAAAAATACTAGTTCAGGGGCAACACTATTGGTGTTGCCTGTAAATGCTGACACTACAGAAACATTAAATATTCCAGATAATGGCGTATTGTTTTCAAGTGGCATACATGCAACTTTATCTAATATAGATAGAGTAACTATATTCTTTACAGGTTAAAAAGGAGTATTAAATGGTTTATAAAAGAACTAAAGGCTATGGCAAAGGTGGCATGGCTAAAAAAACTAAAGGCTACCGTGGTGGTGGCATGATGAAAAAAACCAAAGGTTATCGTGGCGGTGGTGCAATGAAAAAAACCAAAGGCTACAGAGCTGGAGGTAAAGCCACCAAAGGGTATAGCAAAGGCGGTAAAGCAACTAAAGGTTACAGAAGAGGCGGCGCTGCTAAAAAATAAATAAAAAGAAGATTGAGGTATAAATGCCATATTTGATGAGCAATGTCCCATACTTTAAGTGTTGGGTTAGAAGAGAGTTTACATGTAATCACTTACGCTATCATGGAGAGTATTTACATGCGCTAGCAATAGCCGTAAATACAATCCCTGATAGATCATTAAGTTTTCAAGTTGTCTTTACCGGGTGTGAGATAGATGACGAAGATTGGGAAGAAGGTAATATTCACGGTGGTGCTATGTGGGCAAGAATGCCTATTCAAGCATTAGTTGCTGATATACCTTTAGATGAATGGCCAGAACCTATGGAAGATCATTTGTGTCAACCATGGGATTGTGAGTCTAGACATCATTCAATAATAACTATGGATAGAGTAAGTTCTTCGCCATGGATGTGTAAGATCGATAATAAATTTTATCAAGGTAAATATTTATTTACTGTAGATTACACAGACCATGAGATAGCAGATGATCCTGCTCAACATAAGCAATCACATGTGATATATTTAACAGACGCTGGAAAGTGGACTGGTAATATAGTTGCACTTCCTAACAATAGAGTTAGAGCAACTAGCCCGGCTTTGTGGAGAACTGGCGAAGGAGCACCTGATTTTACTCCTTCACAACATCTACATTCTGCTGAAGGCCATGAAAGTTATTTAGATCCTAGGATAACTTTTAATAATTTATATAGTGATGAGGATTAAACATGGCAACATCAAACAGTACAGACTTTGAACCAAATGTCGCAGAGTTTATTGAAGAAGCTTATGAGAGATGTGGTTTAGAGTTAAGAACTGGATATGATTTAAAATCAGCAAGAAGATCTATTAATCTTATGTTGGCTGAATGGGCTAACAGAGGATTGAATCAATGGACAATATCTGAGGCCACCCAAACAGTTACTGAAGGCACTAGAGAATATACTTTAGATTCTAGTGTCATAGATATTTTAGATGTAGTGTTAAGAAGAACTGAAGGTTCAACTACTACTGATACGCAAATGTCTAGAGTAAGTAGAAGTGAATACATAAACATTCCAACCAAAGAAACCAAAGCTAGACCTAATCAATATTTTTTAGATAAACAGAATACTCCAGTTTTAAAAGTTTGGCCTGCCCCAGAAAACTCTACAGATATTTTAGTATTTAATAAAATGGTAAGAATGGACGATGCTGATAAAGCAACCAACACTATGGATTTACCATTTAGATTTTATCCTTGTTTTGTTGCTGGCTTGGCTTATTACTTATCTATGAAAAGAAATCCACAGCTAACAGAACAATTAAAAATAATATACGAAGAAGAATTTAGAAGAGCTGCTGATGAAGATGGAGATCGAGCTTCTTTTAGAATCAATCCTTCACAAAGTTAATAATGGCTTACGCAAAAGGCAAACAAGCATACGGAATATGCGACATATCTGGGTTTAGATACAAACTAAAAGATATGAAAAGAACTTGGGACGGCCTATTGGTGGGTCCTGATCAGTGGAATGCAAAACACCCACAGTTAGAACCAAGAAGACATACAACAGATCCAGAGGCTTTATTTAATCCTAGACCAGATAAAGCAGAGGATGGTGGCAATGGGTTTATTGTCATATCTTCGCCAAGCATAACTAAGAATTTTTCCATGTTGCCTAATACTATTCCTAGTAAATTTGAATTAGCAAAATTATCTTCTGATCTTGGTTCAGTGAGTGTTGTTGAAAATGACAACAGCATATCTGAAACTTTAGGCTCACAATTGATTACAGCTTACTTAGGAACAGTAACTGTATCTGGAAATATAACAGAAAGCGTTTCAGTAACTGGACAAGCTAGTACATCTGCCATAGGTAGTCCTACTGTTAGCGCTGATACTGTTTACACAGTAACAGTTGCTTCTTATTATGGAGGTAATAGATATTATATAGACAGCGTTGTATATCCAACCTTAAATTTATCTGAAGGAGAAACTTATAGATTTGATCAGTCAGACGGATCTAATAGCGGACACCCTTTAAGATTTTCAACTACTTCAGATGGAACTCATGGGGGCGGTACCGAATACACAACTGGTGTAACAACTAGCGGCACTCCTGGAAGCTCTGGAGCATACACTCAAATAACCGTTGCAGTTGGTGCACCGACACTCTATTATTATTGTACTAATCATTCTGGTATGGGAGGTCAAGCAAATACTCCTTAGTTTGATATAATTTATTTATGACTTACACAGAACTAACTAATTTAATTAAAAACTTTTGTGATAGCACAGAAACAACTTTCGTTAATAATATTGGAGAGTTTGTTAAAAATGCAGAAGAAAGAATATTTGAATTGGTACAGTTCGATTTTTTTAGAAAAAATGTAACTGGTAGTTTTACTGCTGGTAATAGATTTTTAACAACACCCTCTGACTATGTAGCTAGTTTTTCTTTAGCGGTTATAGATTCAAGTGGTGATTATCATTATTTATTAAAAAAACATCCTACGTTTATGCAAGAATATTCAGAAGACCCAGCTGATACTAACTTGAGAGGCTTGCCTTTGTACTATGCACAGTTTGATAAAGAATTATCAACTACATCTAGTGATGGTTCTACATTGACCATTGCTCCAGTGCCAGATGCAAATTACAACGTAGAGCTTCATTATCTTTATAAACCAACTAGTTTGGTTAGTAGCACTACTGGAACTTGGATTTCTAATAACGCAAGAAATGCTCTGCTTTATGCTTCTTTAGTTGAGGCTTACACTTTTCTAAAAGGAGAAGCAGATTTATTAGTTCAATATGAAAAAAGATTTCAAGAAGAAATAGCAAGACTTAAAAACAGAGCAGAAGGCAGAAGTAGAAGAGATGAATACAGAGCCGATTCGCTTAGAACAACTGTAACTTAAAGAGGAAAAAATGGAGAAGATTCAAGAACTTCAAGGTAAAAAAATAGCTATAGTAGGCTTGGGCAAAAGCTGGTTTGACTTTGCTTTAGCTAGATCTAATGGT